CATGTTATGTAGCTGTGGATTTGATGTTGCTATCTGTAATTGTGTTTGTGCAAGTGTAATTCTTTGTGACATCGAGAATATGTTTGGATCTGCAACTGGCACAACATCCACTCTATCATCAAAATCAGCTTGTTTGACATTTCTTGCACCACCTACAACATCGTATGGATATTCTGGTGGTAGATAAGTTTTAAATACATCAGCTAGTAATGTGAATTCTTTTTTAAGTGCTACATACAATCTTTTGTGTATGGCTGACATGACTCTGGAACCACGTTCTAACAGAGCTATAGTCGTACCAACAGCGGCCTGTTGGTTGCCGTCACCGACCTGCATGTCAGCTATGGCGGCAAATCGTTGACCTGCGTTTACAACTATACCCATTAATTGAAGTAATGTTGCTGACGGCTCTTTGAAAGGTAAAGGCATAAATGCATCTCTAATGTTTCCTCCGGGTGCATCTACATCTCTAAACTCTCCAGGTTGAATCGATTGCGCTTCATCTCTGACACGAATACCTCTTTGTTTAAATCCTGCAGGCATATTTGAAAATGTACCTGCATCCAATAATTGTCTAAGTGCATTCGTTGCAGTTCTTGATAATCCACCGATCATGTGGATTAATCCGAAACCATAAAAACCAAGTCCAGGTAAGAATTTAAAATGAGTAAAATATTCTATTTTATTTCTTAATGGATCTTCAGCTTGATAGTTTCTTCTGATAGATAAAACTTCTCTTGACGATGTATCGATCGTTACAATGTAAGGTAGTTTTATTCCAGTCGGATTCTGTTCTTCATCTTTATCTTCAAAACCTTCAAGATCAAGATTAGTGTGTACTTCTAAAATTGTGAAAACTTGTTCGTCTCTAGTTTTTCTTACACCTTCAAGTTCTCTTTCTTTTTTCTCAACTTCTGTTTCTTGTGCGTAGCCTGGTGTAATTTCTACATCTCTGTAAAAACCAGATACTTGTTTTTTTCTTAAATCATTTTCTGACATCTTTAACACGTGCACAATTGCATCTGCGTCTTCAATAGATGCTGCAGTGTATGGTACTATCAAATCATCTGCCGGAACAAATTTGGACACGGCTCTGCCCAAAAGTTCATCGTAGTAAACTTTCTTGAATGCAGAGCCGCTAAGAGGGAGATAAAAAAGTAACTGATCGAACTCGGGTTCATACTCTTTCATCACGTTCATGAGTTGATAGTTCATGAAGTTTTTTACTCTAGTAGCCTGGTCTTCTTTTTGTCTGTTAGGTACACCCATAATTTGTGTGTGCACTGGACCAGTTGCTGGAAGTAATTCTTTGTAAGCGTGTGCTTGAAACTGTGTTACCGCTTCTGCTAATACAGGGTGAGTTGCACCACTTGCATTTGTAAACGGTTGTGATCTGTTTTCGTATTTGAATCCTAATAAATCTAAACCTTTTGAATAACCATCTTCCCAGTCTTTTCTAGATGCTTTGTATTGCATATAGTTTTCAAAAAGTTCAGAACCTAAAGTTCCTAAAACTTCTTCTGGTAATAGATCTGCTAAATTATCAAAATGTTCATTTGTACCTGGCTGGTTTACAGCCTCTGGATCGAAAGTAATTGTAGCACCACCATCATCGTCTTGTTCTACTTGAATATCTTGCGCACCTTGTGCTTCTTCAATATTCTCTTGAGATGCTTCTACAATCTCTTCTTCACTAGGTAATTTTATTTCCTGCTCTACGTTGGGTAGAGACTTGTCTATTTCTGACATTATTTTTCTCCGAGTTCTTTACTACTATAATCTTTTTTCCGGGAACATTCAACCCTTGTGGGTTAGGTCCTCGAAGAGGTGGGATTGTAGTTGTTAGTTTCTTAGTCATCAAGTAAATTCATACCTTGTATACCCAAAGAGGCAGCTAGTCCAACAATACCTGCTCTAGATAACGCTCTTAGTCCGACTTTACCAAGACCTAAATTAGCCACTTTTCTAAAAGTTGGATTCAATCCTTTTGTTAGTTTTGGTGTCTGATCTGCAAATGCAGCATATGCATAGTTAAATGGATCTGTTGCAATGTCTGTTACTGAATCTCCTGCTGCTATTTGATCTGCAATATCAGCGGCTGCAAATGGTGCTAGTATTCCTGGTGCTGCTGCAATACCAAGTCCTCTTCCTAAAGTTCTTCCTGCAGTTCTCATTACACCTTTTTGTTCAACACCTAGACCTCTTGATCTACTAGCTTTGATTGTTGATGGTGCACTATATGCAGTTGTACCTGCAAGTGTTGCACCTAATGCTGGCAGTTGATAATCTAAAATATCAGGTCTATCAAATTCTGTTGTTATTGGATCTGTTGCCATTGCAACTAACATATTTTTTTGTTGATCTTCGTTTGATAAATAACTTGTTGGATCATCATTTCTAAATTCTTTTACGATTGCAGCTCCAGCTGCTCCTGCTGCACCAGCTAATGTAAATCTTTTTAGACCCGGTGATTTTAAAAAACTTACTGCTGCATTTTTTACTTTTGCAAGTGGTCCACTTTGTGCATCTAAGTTTTGTAATTTTTGAGCAGATCCAACAGGATCTTTTGTAATCGCTTCAGCACAAGTATTTGCTATACCACCTGTTGCCTTACTTAAAATTACTCCACAAGACTCAGGTGCATTTTTTACAGCTTTTAATAATTTTATCTGTAATCTAGATGTTATATCATCTACGACATTTGGATTTATTTTAACTGCATCTTTAAATAATTTTACTGTCTCTCTTTTTGCTACACCAAGACCTTTACCCGGCGTTATTTTTTCTGCTGCAATACCAAGACCTTCTTGAGCTGCACCTATTTTTTTTAATTGATAGTCTGCAAGTTCTGGAGATATCTGACCTTTATTAAAACGATTCATAATTGTTGCAGCTTCTGTGTTTTTTATTTGAGTCAGCAACTGAAAATTTTTAGTAGGCTCTTTTGAAATTACATCTTGATGCTGTATTGTAAGAGCGTTGTTTTTAAAAGTTTTTAATGGAGCATCTCTGTCAGTAGTGAAGAAATTATATATTTCATTATATGTTGGCACTCTTTCGTATTTTTGAAAATAACTACCTAATAATTTATCTGGAGATTGATATTTAAATTTTTTAGCTACTTTAAAGAAATCTTGTAGATCTTCATAATCAGGATGCTGTGTAATCACTTTTCCTGCAAGAGCACCTGTTTTACTTAAATCATAATCAACATGTGTAAACAGTTGGTTTTGTCTAACATCATTTACTCCTACGAATTTTTTATTCTTATCAAAAACATTTACATAAGTTCTTTCGTCTGCAGGTATACCAGCTTTTTCCTGTCGCTCTGCAGCAATTTTCATATAGTTAATTAATCTGTTTGCATCTTTTTCAGGGTAGTATCCTTGTCTAGGTTTGTATTTTTGATCCTTTCTTTTTAATCCTCTCATCCGTAGCGAAAGTTTTGTTTTTTGTCCTGGTGTTAAATCAATAAATTCTTGCTGTGTATAAGGTAATCCTGTTCTTGGATTAATTGGTTTTTTCTTTTCTAACAAATCAATTGTTTTATTTTTAATTTTAGAAAGACCTTTCTTTTGATAAACAATACCTTTGTCGTATCTATATGCATTTTTAATTCTTTTTTTAGCGAGATCATCTGTATCTTCCCATTTATTATAGCCTTCAGCTTTTATATATTTTGAATATTTTTTATTTATTTCTTTTGAAGTAAGACCCCTGCCTGTCTCTAATTTTCTTTCTTCAATTGCTTCTAATGCTTCTTCTTTTGTATCAAAGATACCGTCTCTTCCATTTGCAGACGTTTCAACTCTTGAAAATAAATCATCTCCTGTAGATTTAGATGCCATATTTTTTGCAAATAAATCTTTGACAATATATTTTCCTTTGTATTGTTTTTGTGTACTTAGGAAAGGTGCTTGAGCCATTACACCTCCAGGATGCCGGCAAGACCACCATTTCTAAATCCAATACCTACATCTATGCCGAGTTGTTTTTGAATCTCCATAATTTCATCTGGGAAGTCGTCTGGGTTTTTTAATACTTTATTGAGTGTTTTAAAATATTCTGTTTTTTCTTTTCCAACTAAACTTTTGTCTGTACCTAAACTTGCAAACAATCTTGATATATCTTTGCCTTCAATACCGTATTTACGTAGAGCTTGATAACCCATTCTACCACCACGAACTAACATACCTGCAAAGAATGGAACACGTCCGCCATCTGCAAATTCAAAATCTTCTGGGTCAACTGTATCAGGATCGAATGATCTACTAGTTATTGTGTTTCCTTTTGCATCTCTAACTCCAACTAATCTTTCTGCAAACTTTTGTATGTCATCTGCATTATCTAATTGTGCAACTGCAGATGCAACCTTTGGTCCAAAATATTTTTGTACCAATAACATAGGGTCACCCATTCCTCCGCCACCACCTTCAGTCATAAATTTAAAATCATCTGTTTCCATAATAGATGATAACGTTGGTCCTGATGGATTTGTTGGGTCTTCTAAATCTTTTACTCTGTTTAAAAATTCTCTAGCATTTCCTCTTGCAGCTGGCTGAGCAGCTTTTGAAACACCTATGTTCATATAGATTGTGTCTACTACATCGTCTATGATTAGATTATTATTTTTTACATTCTTTAATAATTCTAAACCTTGACCTGTTGGTAATATAGTGTCTCTAATATCAACACCTTCTGGTATATCTACTGGCGCTGAAATATCATCTGCACCTCCACGAGAACCTGGAGGAGGTAGATCATCTGCATATTTTCTTAAAGTTTCAAGTCCACCAGGAGTTAGTCCTTCTGTTCTTGATGCAAGATCTGTAATGTTCGCGGGCGCTGCAGGTGGAAAATAAACACTCTCCATAGTTTGCATATTTTTTAAAAGCTGATTTGCTTGTATGTCGTTCAGTTTACCTGATACAGCGTAGCCTACAGAATTTGTTAATTCTTCTACTGCTTTTGATTGTGGTAATACACCCAATGCCTCTGGGTTAATGTCCATGTCTAACATCAACTCTGGAGACTTACCTTTACCTAAAAAATTTACATTTGTTTTTGTGC